AGATGATGCAGCAGTTCTTGATGGAGCATTTTGTCATCCCTGCTTATAACACTTGGCTGCTTCACGTTATGGAGTTTGGTTTGATACCAATTCCGGCATCACGCTTTGACAAGTTTTCTTCGGCGTCAAGTTTCCGCGCTCGTGGCTGGCAGTGGGTCGATCCTCAGAAGGAAATCAACGCAGCAGTCACAGCTATGCACAATGGTGTTATGTCGATGCAGGATGTTGCTGGTCAGTATGGCCGCGATGTTGAAGAAACATTTAGCCAGTGGCAGCGTGACAAAGAAATGGCGGATGCCTTTGGCCTTGAACTGTCATTCTTCCCGTTTGGAGCTAATGAGGCTACTAAAGGTGTAGATGAGCCAGAACCGATTGATTGATTGTTGCGTAATTTGGTGTTATTGTTTCGCTGAAACGCTTTTTGGAGCAATTTATGTCAGAAGTTGATGAACCTGTAGAAGCTGAAGTTGCAGAAGTCGAAGTTGCTGTAGAGGTTGAGGCCGTAGAGGCTGAAATCGTTGAAGAAGCGACTGAGGAAGAGCGCAAGGCTCCAGTAGAAGTGCTTCACCGCGCTATCCACATGCAGCCAAAGGCGATCTCGGAAGAGAAGCGCACTGTTGAGATTGCCGTATCTTCTGAACTGGCGGTTGACCGTTCGTTTGGTCGTGAAATACTGGTCCACGAAAGCCAAGCCATTGATATGGGCTTTGTTGCTTCGGGCCGTGCGCCACTGCTTCTGGACCATGATCCAGAGAAGCAGATTGGCGTTATTGAATCCGTGGAACTCTCTGAGGACCGTGTTCTTCGAGCCAAAGTCAGGTTCGGGCGCTCGGCACTTGCTCAGGAAGTTTTTCAGGACGTTGTCGATGGTATCCGGTCGAATGTTTCGGTGGGCTATCGCGTCAACAAAATGGAGCGGTCTACGACGAATAAGGACGAGTACCTTGTTCGCTCTTGGTCGCCCCTTGAGGTATCTGTCGTTTCTATTCCTGCTGACCCGTCAGTTGGCGTGGGTCGTAGCGCGGCTGCTCTTGAACCCCAACCTAAAGTTGAACCATCTATCAAAAAGGAAGTCAAAATGACTGACGAAGTAAATATGGATGCGGTTCGGGCTGAAGCTGCTGAAGCTGCTGCCAAGAACGCATCTGCAATCATCGAACTCGCCGCTCGTCACAACAAGCGTGATCTTGGCGACGCCGCCCTCCGTTCGGGCAAGAGCATTGAACAGTTCCGTGGTGAACTGCTTGACGTAATTGGTTCGGACACGCCGCTTGCAAACGAAAACATTGGCCTGACGAAAAAAGAAATCCGTCAGTTCTCGGTTGTTCGTGCAATTGCTGCTCTTGCAAACCCAAGTGACCGTCGCCTTCGCGAAGCCGCTGCATTCGAGTTTGAAGTCTCGGAAGCTGCTGCACAGCGTTATGGCCGTGGCGCACAGGGCGTTATGCTCCCAACCGACATTCTCGGCGTCTGGAAGCGTGACCTGAACACCAGCGATGACAACGAAATCGTTGCAACGAATCTGCTTGCAAACGAGTTCATTGACGTTCTGCGTAACGCATCGTCGGTAATGCAAGCTGGTGCGCGTATGCTCCCAGGTCTGCAAGGCAACGTAGCAATCCCTAAAAAGACTGCTGCTTCTTCTTCTGGCTGGATCAGCACAGAAGGCGGCGCTGCATCTGAGTCGGAACCAACCTTTGGTACTGTCTCGCTAGCTCCAAAGAACATTGGTGCATTCACCGACATGACCCGTCAGTTGATCCTTCAATCGACTCCTGCCATTGAGCAGTTGGTCCGTGACGATTTGACACAGGCTCTGGCCTTGGCAATCGACAAGGGCGCATTGGAAGGTTCGGGATCGTCCGGTCAGCCAACAGGTATCTTGAACACCTCCGGTGTTAACAAGCCAACCGCGTTTGCTGCTGCTGTACCAACCTTTGCTGAAATGGTTGCGATGGAAACTGCTGTTGCAGAAGACAACGCTCTGTTCGGCAACTTGGCCTACATCACGGACGCAGCCACTTACGGCGGTCTGAAGACGAAGAGCAAGGACACTGGTTCAGGCATGTTCGTTCTCGAAAACGGTCAAGCTAACGGTTACAACGTAATCCGCACTCAGCAGTCAACTGCTGGTAACGTTTACTTCGGTAACTTCGCTGACTGCTTGATCGGCATGTGGGGTGGACTTGACCTGACGGTTGATCCATACACTGCATCGACAAGTGGAACCGTCCGCATTGTTGCGCTTCAGACTGTTGACGTTGCAGTACGTCACGCAGTTTCGTTCGCATACAACAACGACACGGTATAAGAAATGTTGGGGACCGGGATTTGGAAGTCATCTCGGTCCCCGACTTCTTTGGAGAATAACATGCAATACAAGTGCATTCGTGGCGTAGTAACATCGCAAGGTCCACTTAATGAGGGTGACGTTGCTACCCTTCCGCATGGCGAGGCTCTAGTGCTTATCGCTGACAAGAAGATTGAAATCTTTGAGGCGGTCCGCGTAGCCGAAGCCCCAAAGGTTGAGCATCGTGATCCTGTAATCAAGCGCAGTCCTAAGAATGGGCGTTGAGTCTGCCGCTGATATTCTCGATTTCTTCGAACTCGACGATTTTGCAGATACTGCCACTTACACACCAGTAGGTGGCAGTGCTGTTTCTGTGAACGGTATCTTTGATGCTCCACAGGCCAGCCGTGGCGCAACAGACTTGATGGACATCACAATTCCATCACCACAGTTTGTCTGCCGCACTGCTGATGTAGCTTCGGCTGCTGATGGCGATGAAATTATCATTAGGTCTGTGGCTTACAACGTGCGCGTTGTACTGACAGACGGAACTGGTGTATCGACGCTTATACTCGAAAAGGTGTAACATGGCGCACGTTCGGCAGCAGATCAGAGATTATGTTGCCACTCTGCTTGTAAATTTTATTTACGACAGGTTTGGTATTGTAATCCAAGATCGTTTTAGCAATAATCTTGCAGCCAGAGGGTCTGGGGATTTGCTTTCTACAGGAACATTGTACAAATTTCGTCGTTATGCGCTCGATGAAGATAAACTACCCGCTCTGATTGTTTACACCACTACTGATTTATCTCGGCTTGCAACCATAGGCCAGCGGACGATGACACACGATCTTGAATTGAGGGTGGACATCATAAACAAGGGATCAAGTGTTAGCATATTTGAGAACATTGAGCAGTTTTCAGCGGAACTTATACACGCTGTTGAGGATGATTTTGATTTAGGCGGATTGGCAAAAAGCTGTGTTCTGGCAAGTTCAGACTTTGACGTTGAAACTGGCGGCGAAAAGGCTATCGGTTCCGGCAAGATGATATTCAACGTCCAGTATACAACCGCCATAAATAATTCTCAGGTGTCGATCTAATGGCGCATATGAACCAACAGATCAGGGATCGGGTGGCTACCATCATTGGTGCTTTGCCTTTCTTTTCTGGCAGCGTTTACAAGATGCGCTCCTATGCCTTGGATGAGGCAAAGCTGCCAGCGGCTGTAGTTTACACCAACAGTCAATCATCTTCGCTTGTCAGTATAGGCTTCAGGACGCTTCGTGGTTCGTTGAATCTGACGGTGGATATTCACATCAAGGGTTCTAGCGCAACGATAGTAAATGAAATCGACGATGCCTGTGTTTTGATTGAGGATGCCATTGGCTCTGATTTCTCACTCAACGGATTAGTTAAGAGTTGCGTTTTGACTGAAACAGACGTAGACATTAACGTCGAAGGCGAAAAGCCAACGGCTTCTGCTCGGTTGTCTTACGTTGCTGAATATGTTACATCCATAGCTGATGTGGAGACACCAAGATGAAGATGGTCAAAGTTTACAACAAAGCTGGTGATGAAATACTTGCCTGTGAGGTTGATCTGGCACACTATCAGTCTAAGGGCTGGGATGTAAAGAAGGCTGCAAAGCCAAAGGTTCAAGCAGAGAAAGTCGAGGAGTCTGAGTAATGGCTACGCATACTGGCAGTGAAGGAACGCTCAAGGTTGGTGCGAACACCATCGCAGAGATTCGCTCCTACTCTTTGGAAGAAACCGCTGATACCGTCGAAGACACTTCGATGGGTGATAGCTATCGCAGCTTCAAAACGACTCTAAAGGGCTGGTCAGGCTCCGTTGATGTATTCTGGGATGAGACTGACACCTTGGGCCAAGGTGGCCTTGTGGTCGGCGCTGAAGCGACAATTAACGTATTTCCAGAAGGTGCGTCGGCTGGCGTATCTGAAAAGTACTACACCGGAACGGCAATTGTGACAGGCAAGACGATCACTGGCAGCTTTGACGGTATGGTGGAATCAACAATCACGCTTCAAGGCACTGGTGCTTTGACTGAAGCAACACTGGCGTAAGGATAAGACATGGCTACCCATACTGGTTCAGAAGGCACAGTTCGCGTTGGATCGACCAACAACGTGCTTGAAATTCGTTCGTACTCGCTTGAGGAAACTGCCGATACTGTTGAAGATACCTCAATGGGCGATAGCTATCGCACGTTTAAGACTACCTTAAAGGGTTGGTCTGGTTCGGTTGATGTGTTTTGGGACGAAACTGATACCACAGGTCAAGGAGCATTGATCCCTGGCGCTGAAGTAGCTATCCGCTTTTACCCAGAGGGCGCAGTTTCGACCGACATTTATTACACGGGTCAAGCCATTGTAACTGGTAAGACTATCACTGGCAGCTTCGATGGTATGGTGGAATCCACTATCACTGTTCAAGGAACAGGGGCTTTGACTAGCGCGGCTGTATAATTAAGGAAGATTAATATGAGTATTGCCAAGCGTATCGCAGAGCGGACATCGAATAAGCGTCACATAGAAGTTCCACAGTGGGGTGATGAGGGCAAGCCAGAGAAGGTCTATTATGGCCCTCTGCTTGCTGGTGAATTAAACCGTATCCAGCGTAAGCACCCTAACTTTTTGGGTTCGGCATCTTTTGATGCAATGGTTGACCTTATTGTTCTTAAGGCTGAAAATGGTCAGGGTGAAAAACTGTTTACGCTTGAGGACAAGGCCGTTCTTATGCGCGAAGAGGTATCTGTGATTTCAACTGTTGCTGCCGCATTTATGAGCGGGGACAGTGTCGAGGAGCAGGAAAAAAACTAAGAGGCGATCCGTTTAGGTATAATTTACTCACCTTGGCGGATCGACTTGGCAAAACCATTGCAGAGATTGAACTTATTTCAATTGAAGAGTATAACGAATGGGTCGCTTATTTTAACCTGAGCGAAGAAAGGCAAAAGCGTGGCCCAAGACCAAAGAGTTGAGTTTCTATTTGCTGCTCAAGTCTCTGGGCAGGAGCAGCTTCAGAAATTAATATCTTCCGTTGATTCACTGCGCAAAGAAACTGAGCAGTTGAAATCCGCTAATGCTGGCCTTGCTTCATCAACTAATGCCGTGATTAGTAATGGCGTTCGATATAATAATGCTCTTGATGCGCAATCCAAAGCGTTGCGTCAAACCCGTCAAGGCACTCAGCAACTTGGTATGCAAATCAACGATTTTGCAACCAGTGTTTCAACTGGCGCGAGTCCAGTACAAGCATTTAACCAGCAAATTGGTCAAGTCGGTATTGCCATGCAGCAAATGGGCGGCAAGGCTGGGGCTATTGGTAATTTTCTTGCTGGCCCTTGGAGTGTTTTAATTATTGGCGCTTCAATGGTCTTGGGATACCTTGTTGAAAAGTTTATTTTAACGGGTGAAGAAAGCGACAAGACTAAATCCTCTATAGAC